TAATACATAAGAAGTCTTCTTATATACTTAATATATAAAATTGTTCTTAAATGCACTTATTATTTTAAATTATATATCTTACCATCTATACTTTTCTTCATGCAAATATATTCATAAAAAATTGATTTTTATTATATATATATTCGTTGTATTACTAAAAATGTTTAAAAATATAAATAACTCATATTTATTATTAAATAATAAATTTTTATGGAATAATTTCCATAAAAATATGGAAAGAACAGAAATAATAAAAAATATAACTAATAATGGTTTATTTATTAGAAATATACAAAATCCAGATGAAGAACTACAATTATTAGCAGTAAAAAATAATGCTTCTGCAATTCAATATATAAAAAATCCAAATAAAGATATTCAATTAACAGCAGTAAATTCAAATGCTTTTGCAATTAAATATATAAAAAATCCTGATAAAGATATTCAATTAGCAGCAGTTAAATCAAATGGTGAAGCTATTCTAGATATAATAAATCCTGATAAAGATGTTCAATTAGAAGCAGTTAAATCAAGTGGTAAAACTATTATATCTTTAATAAAAAGTCATAAAGATCTTTGCTTTATTCTTAATTTTGTTATGGGGTGTTTTATCTTAAAAACTTCTGTTGATATCTATTATAAACATTTCTATTAAATTCTATTAATATCTTTAATAAAATTTGTTAAAGATCTTAACTTTGCTTTAAATGTTATTATGTGTTGTTTATCTTAAAAAATTCTATTGATATCTTAAAAATTTGTTGTATATCTTAAAATATTTTTTTTAATTAAAATAATCTAACAATTTTTTTGTACTAAATATTAATATAATAGATTATTTAAGTAATGCATTTTTTATTTTATAAAATTTTATATAAAATTTTATATAAAAATTATATATAAAAATTTTACTATAAGAATAATAATATAATAATATTCTATGAATAATAATTTTATTTTTATTTTATCTTTTTTATTTTTTAAAATTATTAAAATATAATTTTAAATTTGTATTATTAAGAGAATATAATAAAAATACGTTTGAACAATATAAAAATAAATATATTTATAATAATAATAATATATTAATCATAAATAGATTAAAATAATAATTTAATAATAAATTTAAAATTTGATAAAAATTATTTAATTATTGAGATAATTATATTAAAAAACAAATACAATAAAAATATTTCAAATTTTTTTTCTATAAAGAGTATTTATTAATCTTTTAATGTTCTTTAATAAGAATTTTAATATACTTAATTTTTATTAGTCTTTTAATACACTTTAATACTTCTAATATAGTTAATTTTTATTAGTCTTTTAATATACTTATTACTATAAAAATTGATTTTTATTATATATTATTTGTATTACTAAAAATGTTTAAAAATATAAATAAGTTATATTTATCATTAAATAATACATTTCTTTGGAATAATTATTATAAAAATATGAAAAAAATAGAAATAATAAAAAAAATAACTAATAATGGTTTATTTATTAGAAATATACAAAATCCAGATGAAGAACTACAATTATTAGCAGTAAAAAATAATGCTTCTGCAATTAAATATATAAAAAATCTTGATAAAGATATTCAATTAGCAGCAGTTATATCAAGTGGTAAAGATATTATAAAACGTTATAAAAATCTTACCTCATGGGTTAATGTTATATTAAATATTATTGTACCTTTTTTAATATGTTATAAACATTTATAAAGATCTTAAATTTGCTTTTGATGCTATTATATATTATTATATCTTAAAAAATTATTAAATATTTTAAAATATTTTTTTTAATTAAAATAATCTAACAATTTTTTTGTACTAAATATTTATATAAAAATTTTACTATAAGAATAATAATATAATAATATTCAATGAATAATAATTTAAATAAAATTAAATATTGGAATTTAGAAGAAGAAAATCAACTAATAAATGAAATTAATAATCTTGAAAATATTAATAATATATTAAAAAATCATGACAGAAAAATTACTGGTATTATTATGAGAATTGAAAAAATTATTAATGATCCCACAAAATCAAAAAATCTTATAAATATTGAACAAATTACAGAAAAATATTTAAAAAATTCTAAACCAACATATTTAATTGATTATAATGAATTGTATTTAAATATTTTAAAATTTAATTCTCTACAAGAAATATCTTCTAATTATAATAATGTTTCTGAATCAAATATTATTAATGTATTAAATAATTTACTAAATAGAGAAAATATTGATGTTTCTAAAAAATTAAGAATTAAATGTTTGCTTAATAATAATGATAATTTAGAATTTGCAAAAAATATTTATAAAGAAAAAAATAATAATTCAAATACTAATACTAATGCTCATTCTTTTAATAATAATTTTGATAATAATTCTTCAAATATTAATAGTATTATAATATGTCTATTAAATGAGTTTAAGTCAATAAAAATAGATTTATTTGATATTAATAATAGAATTAAAATTATTATGGAAAAAATATGTAAAATTGAAAAACAAAATCTTAAATACGAAAAAAATAATAAAAATGAAAAAAGTAATAATAATTATAAAACAACTAATATTACAGAATATGAACAACTAAATTCCATACCAATTCAAAGTAAAACAGAAAATATAAAAATAATCAATGATGATGAAACAAACAGTGAAATTAATAGTAAAGAAAATAATATAAATAATAAAACAAATTTAATTTTATATAAAACAAATAAAAAAAATAAAAAAAATAAAAAAAATATTATATCTGATTTTGATAATAATAGTAATAATAGTAATAATTTAGATATAAAATTACAAAATGAAATATAAAATATAAAATATAAAATATAAAAAATAAATAATTATTTTTTATGACAAAAACAATATTTATCAATACAACATAATTTACATATTATTAGAATTTTTATTTATAGAATATATTGATGATTTTAATAGTATTATTAAAATCATTATTTATTATTTTTTTGTTTAAATTTATCCATTTAATAATATATATTTATTTTAATTTTTAATTCATATTCATAATTAATAAAAATATTTGGATATTTATCAATTATATATTTAGAAAAATTATTATTAATTTCTTTATAATTACTATTTTTACAATTATCTTCAATGTTTTTTAATAAATAAACTAGTATTCTTTCTTGAAAATATTTATTTAATATATTATCAAATGATTTAGAAAAATTTAATGCTAAATTTATTTGTTCATTTAATATTAAAAAAATATTATTATTTAAATTATTACATTTTTGTTTTTTTATTTAAAAAAACAAAAGAATAATCATAAAATAAATTTATTTTATTAATTTCATGATTATCTAAATTAATTAATTGTATATTATATTTATTAATTAATGACTTAAAATATTTTATAATAAACTTTAATATATAAAAAGATCTAATAAAAAAAAATTGAATATATATTGGTATATATTATTATAATAAATTAATATACTAATATAATAAATATTTATAATTACCAATAATTTTTATTAGTAATAAAAATGGTAAAAAATATATTAGGAGGAAAAAAATATAAAAAAAATAAAAAAGAGTCATATTTAAAAAGAGAACTTATATTTAAAGAAGATGGGCAAAATTATGCAAGGGTTATTTCATTATTAGGAGATTCAAGAGTTAAATGTCAATCTTTAGAAAATAATCGTGAAATATTTGGACACATTAGAGGAACTTTAAAAAAAAGAGTTTGGATTAATATTGGTGATATTGTTTTAATATCAATTAGAAATTTTGATAACAATAAGTGTGATATTATTCATAAATATACTTTTGAAGAAGTAAATATATTAAAAAACATGGGACAAATATCACCTAATATTAATTTACAATCATCATCTATTGAAATTTCAAATTCTACTGATTGTGATATTGATTATGGATTTGATTTCATAAATGCATAAATTTTTTAATATATAATTATTTTTTTATATAAAAAGATTTTATTAAAGAATAATATAACAATTTATATTCTGTTAAAGGAAATAAATTTTTAGTATTTATATTTAGAGAATTGCGTATTTTAAATGCTAACTGTTTTCTATAATATCTGTTCTAATATATTAATTAGACTACTAAACTAGTCGTCGCGTCATTTAATTTACGTTATACTTTATCATTTAAGACACTAAATTCTAGAGGCAACAGTCTTGACTAATAAACATCAAAATATTTATACTTGATTAGTAAATGTTTATTATTCTATCAGTAAACTGCTTAATTATTACTTTTAATTAAACAGTTATTTATTTTTTGTACTTTTATTAACTTTTTCTGTTAATTTTATAGCCTTTTTAACATTAGTTTTTTGTTTTTCTCTTTGGAATTTTTTTGGTCTTGATTGATGATCCAAATAATATTTTTTAATAGTAATATATTCATATAAGCATTCTTATTTCTATTCACTCTTGTGTACTTTTCGGTTTCCTCTTTCATTAACACTTGGTGAAGAGATTTTAAATGTTTTCCTTAGAAAAAAGAAAATTTAATTAAAATTTCATTAGATAATTAAAAATAAAATATTGAATTAAATTTTAATTTAATAATTATTATTTAATTTATTATTTCATAAAATATTATAGAGTTATTATATAAATATTATATATTGTTATTATAAATAATCCTTACAAACATCATTATAAATTTTTAATTTAATTATAAAAAAATTGAAAAATAAACTGCATGAAGAGTTAGTAAAGAATAATAGTGTAATCTTATTATTCTCTAAAAGTTAAATAGAAACCGTGCAAGTAAAAATACAAGAAAAGTAGAACAACAAATGGAACAACAAATGGAACAACAATATGAAGAGTATAATTTCTCGGCAAATACATCAAATGTTATGAGTATTTTAGTTAATAGTATTTATACAGATAAAGATATTTTCTTAAGAGAACTTATTTCAAATGCATCAGATGCAATTAATAAAGCATGTGCATTAAATTCTAAATTTAAAATAGATAATCAAATTAAAATTTCTTATAATCAAGAAACAGAAGAAATTATTATTCAAGATACGGGATGTGGAATTGTAAAAAAAGATTTAGTTGAAAAAATTGGTTCTATTGGAACATCAGGAACTAAACAATTTGCAGAAGCTTTAAAACAAACTAAAGAAAAACTAATTGGACAATTTGGTGTAGGTTTTTATTCAGTTTATTTGGTTTCAGATAATATAAGAATTATTACTAAACCAATTGAAGAAAATAAAATTTGGGAATGGACTTCAAAAAATGTATCATCTTATTTAATAAGAGAATTAGATAATTATTCTGAATTAGATGAATTTAATAATGAAACTTTTACAAGAGGTACAAAAATTATTCTTAAACTAAAATCAGATGCAAAAATATATTTAGAAGAAGAACATTTAATAGATATTATAAAAACTTATAGTTCATATATTGAATATCCTATTATGTTTGAAAAACATGTTAATGTAGAAAATTCTGAAGAAAAAAAAAAAGAATGGGTAAAAATGAATTGGATTCCTTTATGGACTAGAGAAAAATCTACAATTTTAGAACAAGATTATATTGATTTTTATCTTGACAATATTCAAGATAATTTAGATCAATCAGTTAAAGATCCTCCATTAATGTTTAAACACTTTAAAGTTGAAGGTACAATTAATTTTACTGCATTATTGTATATTCCAAAAAAAGCTCCATTTAATCTTTTTGAACCATCAAAAAGAGGTCAAAGTATAAAATTATATACAAAAAATGTATTAATTACAGCAGATCATAAAGATTTATATCCTAAATGGATGGAATTTATTAAAGGTATTGTTGAAACTTCTGATATTGAACTTAATGTATCAAGACAAACAATTCAAGAAAGTCCTAAATTAAAAAAAATTCATAATCAATTAATTAAAAAAGTTATTGAAATGATTGAAGAATTATCAACAGATAAAAAAAAATATTTACAATTCTATAAAGAATTTTCTTGTTCACTTAAAAATGGTATTCATGAAGAGTTTACACGTGAACAATCTAAATATACAGAACCATCAGATAGAATGATTGGAAGTGGTTTTGGTAAACGCATGATGAAATTATTAAGATATCATACATCACATGGAAGATTTATTGGTTTTGATGAATATGTTAATTCTATGAAACCAGATCAAAAAGCAATTTATTATATTGCAGGAGATAAAAAAGAAGCACTTGAATTATCTCCTTTTATGGATAAATTAAAATCTTTAGATTATGAAGTATTTTATTTTGAAGAACCAATTGATGAATATATGAAAGGATTTTTAAATGAATATAAAATTAATGAATATGGAGATGGAGAAATTACAGGAATCCATGATAATGGTTTTGATAGATTTAAAGATGTTGATATGAAAGATTTAAAAACCAAATTATTTGTTGATGTTACCAGAGATAAATTATTAATTCCAACAAGTTCTGAAAATATTGATACATATCAAGGAACTAAATTATGTGAAAAATTAAAAACTTTATATTCAAATTTAGGAATTAATTTCTTTGAAGTTAAATTAGATGAAAAATTTACTTCTGTTCCTGCAGTTATTGTTAATCATGTACACTTATCTGCTCAATTAGAAAAATTATTAAATAATAGTTCTGCAACAAAACGAAATGAACAATATAAACCAGTTTTTGATCGTAAAGATATGTTAATTTCTGATTCTAATAAAGTATCACAATATTTATATCAAAAATTATGTGTGGAGAATATTCCATTAGATAATCCAGATATTATTGATAAAGCAATGACAATTTATACTTGTGCTTTAATTGCAGGTGGTTATGAACCTGATAATGCTTTTAGATTTATTAAAAAAGTTAATGAATTATTATGTTTGTCATTTTAAGTTATATTTTATTTTTATAATATTATTTATTAAACAATAATTTTTTATAAATCTCCATTAACCCATTGAACTGAACCACCTAATACATTTGTACTTTGAAAAATATTATTAAAAAATGATGTAGCACCAGTATCAGTTAAATAATTAATTTCTTTCCATCCAGAGGCAGTAGCAATAGGTGGATTATTATCAGTTGGTGATGATTGATAAAAATATAAATTAGGACTATTATTATTATTTGTTCCACCACTATTTAATAATGAATTATAAAACATAGATGGTAAAATCATACTAGTACCATATAAATTATAATTTTTGTTTTGAGATAAATAAAATACAAAATTATCATTTGAACCAGTATTAGCCCATAAAATATTATAATTTGCACAATATTCAACAGTGGTACCAACATTTTGAGTATATAATTGAGGACTAATAAAATCATATGAACCTGTTTTATCTGATAAAATTTCAGATATTACTTGTTGACCTGTACCATTATAATTAGAACATGAATGTGCTATAGTAACAATAATAATCATTTCATATCCATTAAAATTTGAATTAGAATTATATTTTATATAATTAAATAAATTAATAAAATCTTGTCCTGATGAACCTGTTGAACCTGATATATTATCCCATGTTTCAATGTCAAATGTTAAACTATTAAATGAATAATCAATTTTTCCTGTTCCATAACCAGTTAATGTGTTTCCTGTTGTTTCTGTATAACTAAACATTACATTACTTTTTGTACATGCTTGATAAATTGAATATATAGCACCTGAAGTACCAGTATTCCAACCACCTGTATTTGCAACACCTCCACCAAAACATAAACTTATTAAAAAATTTTCTATATTATTTGACTTAAAATAATTCATTGCATTTGTATACATATTTGTTTGTGTTGTGTAATTTGTTAAATTATTTAATACATCATTTGCTTTTGAATATCCTGTAAATAATACTATTGTATTTATATTTTGTGGTATATTGTCACCATAATAATTAAATGTTCCTGATGTTGTAACTAAATTATTAGGTTCTTGATAACTAATTTGAGGTGCACTTACTTTATCAAAATAATATTGTATTTTAGGTGAATTTCCAACAAAATTACCTTGCCAATAATAATATCCATTTATTTGTTCTTTCCATGGTGTTGAATTAATAGAAATTAAAAATTTTTTATTTGATTTTAATAATATATAAGTTGGTATATTATTTTTTTATTTCAAGTCAAAATATTCAATAAAATCTTTATTTTCAAAAGTACTAAAAATTTTATTTATATATTTTAAATCAATATTAATTGTTTTTTCACTTATATATTTTGTGTAATCATTTTTTAAATTATTATTATAAATTATAGCATTATTATTAAAATTTAATAAAATTATATTTATATTTGGGTCATTTATATTTATTTTATTTTTTAAATATAAAACAAGTTTATCATACGAAATTTTATCTTTTTTAATTTAAAAATTATTATATAATATTTCAAATTCACACGACTTTGATAAATGTAACACATTATTTTTTATTGCATTTATTTGTAAAGTACTCATTTTTATATTAACTTATATTTTTATATTATTTTTATACATACTGATAAATTTTTATTAAAAATAACTAGGATACATACTAGAACAAAATTTATTAAACCAATTACATCCATAATTATTGCAACTTTCTTTATTAAATAATTTATCACATTGAATAGTTGGAATTGGTGATAATGCAACTGATAAATCTTTTTTATATTCATTTTGATAATTAATTTTATTTACAATATCTTTATAATTACTTTCCGGTGTATCAATTTTAGGATTATATGGATATTTTAAATTTACATTAAAATTATCATATTTTTTTGAAAAAAAATAATAAATCAATAGTATTATGATTAATATAAAAACAATTAATTTCCTCATATTTTAATATAATTAAATTACAAAATAATTATATTTATAAATTATTTTTCACCATTAAAAATTTATTATTATACAAATATATATTAATTATTATTATAAATATAATTATAATATTTTATTATTTTATAAGAAAACAATAAATATAAATGTTTCCTCTTTATTTAAATAAAAATAAAATAATTATATTTTGGTCTTATAAATGTGGATGTACATTTATAAAAACATTATTTTATAATACTATATTAAATAAAAAATATTCTATAAATTATATAAAACTAATAAGTTTTATGTCAACTTTTTATTTTTTGAATTTGAATAAAATTCAAATGTATAAGAAAATATTAATATGTAGAAATCCATATTCAAGAATAGTTTCTTGTTTTATAGATAAATATATTAATGGAAGATTTACAAAATATATGAATTATAATATTTTTTTGAATAAGATAAATAATATATTTTTTAGAAATAAAAAAAATATTAATTTTACTTTTGAAAATTTTATTAATATTTTATATGAAATAACACAACATAATTTTTCATATTATATATTAGAAAAAAAACACATTATGTTACAATTTGATAAAAATATTAAAATTGATAAAATTTATAAACTTGAAAATTTTGATGAAAAAAAATTTTTAAATAATGAATTTAATATAAAAATTTACAATAAAATAAATAATGATTTTGGTAATAATACAAATTGTTCAATATGTAAAAATACAATTAATAATGTTTATGAAATGAATTATGAACAATTATTAAAATTAAAAAATGATAATAAAATACCAAATTTTAGATGTTTTTATAATAATGAAATAAAAATAAAAATTGATATAATATATAAAAATGATTTAATATTTTTAAAAAAGTATGGCATAGATTATGTTATTTAAAATTTAAAAAATATAAGATAAAAATTTAATTATAAATGAATCAAATATATCATATGTTTCAACTATTTCATATGAAATATTATAATTATTTTCAAATAATAATTTATCTTTATTACAATATAATGTATTTGTCATATTATTTATATAAATATTATAAGATAAAAATAATTTTAATAAATAATTATTTATATTGAAATATCAATTATTAAAAATAGTTTATCATTATCTAAAAAACTATTTATTACAACATCTTGACCAAGATTTGTTTTACCATAAATTACTTTTTGATAGTCAATATTATTATTATTATCATAACTTATAATATCTGCAATAATAAAATACTCTCCTATTTTAATTACACCTTCTCCAGAACGTGCACGTCTATATGTTTCAATACTATTTTTTCCAATCCAATTTAAATTAACAAATCCAATATTTAAATTATCATAAACATTATATAAAAAAGTTTGTGAATAATTAATTTTTGTATTATCATTACTATCTACACATGTTGTACTTAAATTTTTAATAATTTCACTTATAAAAAGATATGTTTCAAATTTCATAATATATAGAAATAATTTATATTATTTTTTTTATAAGGTTGATAAAATATATAAATAATTTTCAAGAAAATCCATATTATTAATTTTATTTTTAATTTTATTTATTATTAATATACCAAATACACTTGTTAATATAAAACCATATAATGATTCTATAATATTAAAATTATATTCATCAAACGTATATTTATGATATTTATTTATTTCATTAAAATAATAATTAATAAAATTTGAATAATATAATTTAAAATCATTTTTACTTATTGAAAATATTAATAAATATAAAATATCCTCTACACCATAACCTTTTCTAAAATATGTCCAATCAATAAAATATATCATTATATTATTTTCAATTATTTTAGAACATATATTATCATTTTTTAAACTGCCATGAATAATTGTATAATTATTATTAATTTTATTTTTATTTTTTAAAAATTTTTCTTTTAAAAAAATAAATATATTATTATCAAAATAATTAGATATTATATCTAAATATTTTTCTTGTTCTTTTTTAATTTGATTAATGATATTTATTGTGTTATTTTCATAATTTAAAAAATCATTATTTTTATTCCAAAAAAAAATATGCATTTTAATAATTTCATTTATTATTTTATATATTATTTCAAAATTAAATTTTGAAATAATATCTAATTTTTCCAAAATAATACATTTTGGTATATTATTCTCATCATTTATATTAATTGAATCAAAATATTCAGGAATATTAATATGTTTTTTAAAATAATTTCTTAAATTAATATAAAAATATATTTCATTTTCAAAAGCCATATTTATAGATTTAATATTAATATATTTATTTATTTTACATATATATTTATTATTATTTATTATTATTTCATTAATATTACTTGTATTACCAGTGATATTAATAGTATCAATATTTGAAATATCATTGTATTTTTTTTTAATAATGTCAAATATTATATCCATTATATATATAATGTATATTTATATAATTTTTTTATTATTGTGTTTATTTTGGTATTATAAACCAATTAGATTTTATATATTTAGTTATTTTTTTGTATTTTTAAATGAAAATGAAAATATTGGCAAATTCTTAGGAATTAAATATGCTAATGATTATGAATTAAATATTTTAAGAAAAGATACACATATATATTTTCCTGGAATTATTACAAAAATAATAGAGTTTTTTATAAATTATAATATAGAATTAAAAGTTGATGAATATAAAAAATTTGTAAAAATTCAACATGAAATTTCAAAAAAAATAAATTTATCAAATTATATTAATAATTTAGATAATAAAATTATATCAATAGATGATTTTGAAGACTTGATTACTAAATCATATTTAATTGAAATTAATAAAATATATTCTTGTTTAAATGATGAAGAATTTAATTATTTTTATACAAATAATAATATTACAAGAAGATTATTAAATAGTTTAACAAATAACATTTTTGATAATTTAATTTTTATTATTAAAAATTTTTATACAATTTATAAATTTCGTAATATATTATTAAAAATACATAATGATTATAGACATTTTTATATTGTAACTCAATTAACAATTATAAATAAAATTACTGAAATGATAATATTTAATATGAATAGTTTTAATAATTTAGAATTATGGAATTTTTTAATAAGTTCAAGCAAATTTTATACAATTATTAATAATAATAATTTATATATTATAAGACGTAATATTGACAAAACAAATAATTATACAAATAAAGGATTTGGTGTTAAAGGTCATCAATGTCCTGCAGCTATGTTAGTTTGTGAAATATTTAATAATATAATTTTAAATTTTAAAAATTATAATATTAAAATTATTGGAACTGTTAAATATTCATCACAAAAAAGATTTTTAAAAAATATAATTAATAAACAAAATGTTTATTTTCATTTTACAAAAATAACAAACTAAAATAACAAATTAATAATTTAAATTATTAATATTGCTTAATATTCCAATTTTATTATTTGTATAATGAAAAACCATACAAAAATTATTGAAATATATTGATGAATTTAAATTAATTATACATGGAATATGTATAATTTTTTTTGAATTTTGTATTATTAATTCTTTATATAATGAATCCCATGAACTTATACATGATAAACTAAACATATTTCGTATATTAATTATATTATTATAAATATTATATATATAATTATAAATTTTATTATAAAATGTATTATTTACATCATTTGTATTTTTATTTAGTTTATATAAATTTAATTCATGACGAATTATATATGGATTATATATTTTTTTATTAAAATATATTGTGTCAATATAATTTCCTGATAATAATTTATATTTATTAATATTCAAATTACGATAATTAAAATTCATTAAACCTATTAATGTTTTTGATTTATTAAAAAATTCACTTGTTATTATATCATTTGTTGATATTAATATATTTTTATTTTTATATTCTTCTTTTAAATTATTAAATTTATTTTTTTCAATAATATATAAATTTAATGGTTTTGTTTTTCTTATAAAATTAAATAAAAAAAATAAATATTTTCCTATATTTGATTGCCAACTTTTATTTTTCTTAATTATATCATCAAAATTATTTATTCTTTCAACAATCATTTTTTCTTCAATAATAGATTCTGAAAACATATTATATAATTTATAATATGTATATCCATCTACAATACAGTGATTTATTGATATTATTAATGCAAATTTATTATCAATTAGTTTAATTAAAATAACTTTAAATAATTTTTCATCTTTATTTAAACATTCTATTCCTGATTTTACTAGAAAACTACTTATTTGATTTATTATTTTATTATAATTATTTACATTCGGATTTTTAATAAATAAATCAAATACTAATTCATTATTTTCTATATAATTATATATATATTCTATATTATCAGTATAATTATCATTATATTCTAAAAATATTTTTTCATCTGATTTTGTTAATTTTCCATTTAACCAAGGATTTTGAATAATTATTTTTTTTATTTTTTTAATAATATAATTATTTGGACTTATTCCTTCATATATAGTCATTGTTGATATTGATTGACAATATAATACTGTATTTGATTCTATTTTTAATAATTTTACTTTTTTATTCATTATTAAATATATATATTTATAAAAAAATTAAAAGTATTATATAAAATTATTTTTTAAAATATTATATTTTTACGATGTAAATTTTTTATATTTTTAAATGTATAATATTAAATAAAAAATTAATAAATTAACTTAATATTTATAATATATTAAAATTAAATATTAATGGTTATTATAGGAATTTGTGGTTTTCAAGGTTCAGGTAAAGATACATTTTCAAATTATTTAGTAAATGAATATGGATTTGAAAAATTGTCTTTTGCAAGTGTAGCTAAAGATGTTATAAGTGCAATATTTGGTTGGGATAGAAAAATGTTAGAAGGTGATACTAATGAATCACGTATATTTAGAGAAATTGTTGATCCATGGTGGTCAGATAAATTATCAATTCCAAATTTTACACCAAGAAAAGCAATGCAATTTATTGGAACAGATTTATTTAGAGATAAATTTAATGATAATATTTGGATATTTATTATTGAAAGAAAAATTTTGTCAAAAGCAAATAAAAATATTATAATTAGTGATTGTAGATTTAGAAATGAAATTGATATGATAAGAAATTTAGGTGCAAAAATAATTCATATAAAAAGAAATATTCCTATTTGGTTTGAAACATTTAAAAAAACTAATATTGAATGTGATGAATTTAAAAAATTACATAAATCAGAACAAGAATGGATAAAAGAAAACTTTGATTATGAAATAATAAATAATGAAAGTATTGAAGAATTTAAAGAAAAAATAAATATTTTTGTAAATAAATATTTTTGTAAATAAATATAAATGTACATTTATAAAAATATTATTTTATAATGGTATGTTAAAAAATATTCTATAAATTATATAAAATTAATAGCACTAAAATATTATTGCTTTTTATGATTTTTAAACATTTTATTTGAAAAAGTATTTTTTATAAAAAGTAATCATTCTTTTATTGTTTATATATTATAATATAATTATTATTTATATAAAAAAATAATAATTTATATATAAATAATATATAAATTATATAATGATATCTGAATTATTTGAATTATTTGACAACATAAAAGTATATGGATATTATATTAGATTAAACAAATTAGATGGATTGGAATATTGGAATAAAATTAAAGATTTTATATTAAAACCCGAACAATTAAATGGTGTATGTTTATTAAATAATATTTTAAAAATGGATTGGAATATTAATTTTATAATTGATACTGAATCTACTAAATCTACTAAAGATAAAAATGTAATTTATAATTTTGTTCATGAAAATTTAAAAGTATATGGAGAAGATAGTGATAAAGAAAAATATAATATAGATAATAATATATGGGAAAAATATAATTACATATTACAATTAATAAAAATTCCTAAAAATGAAGAATTAAATTTATTAACATTATTACAAATTGGATATAATATAGGACAATTATCTTTTGAATTATTACAGGATAAAGAAAAAGTAGTATATACTAAAAATATTATTAATTTTTTTGTTAATAATAAACTTGATGATATTAATTCATATATAATATTTTCTGATGAATTTAATAATCAAATAAATTCCAACAATGAAATTACTAATTTATTGGAAAATTTAAATAAATTTATTCAATTTACATTTAATGAAATACAAAAAGGTGTAAATATAAATATTGATGATATTTTTACACCTTTTTATAATGTTAACATTGAAAAACTAACTGAAGAAAATACAAATTATAGAAATGTTATTTATACTGGTTATAATCAACAATTTGTTTTAATGTCAATAAAACCAAATGATGATATAAAAATGGAAGTTCATAATAATCATGACCAATTTATAAAAATTGTTAGCGGTGAAGGAAAAGCTAATATTGGAATAACTAATTATGAACTTAAAAAAGATACAGCATTAATTGTTCCTGCAGGTTGTAATCATCAAATTATAAATACAAGTTCAACAGATTTATTAAAATTATATACTATTTATTCACCTCCTGAACATAATAAAAATTTAATACAAATTGAAAATCCAGACAATATAAATTTAATAAATGATAATTTAAATACAGATGAATTTATTCAAAAAATTAAAAATGAGGATGAAATTAATGTAAAACCTAATGATGATGATAAATATAAAAGCAAATATTTAAAATATAAAAATAAATATATTCAATTAAAAAATTTATAATTAAATATTATGATTTTATTTTTTTAAAGTATGTGAGCAATTAATAATTATTTACACTCAATAATAATTTAATTGAAAAAAATAAACAATTAAATATTATAAATACAGAATTAAAAAATAAAAATATTAACTTGAAAAGAAAATATTATAACAGTGAAAATGCATTTTCTAATATATTATAAAAAAATAATTTTTATAATAAATTATTAATTAAATTTGATAAATTATTTATATTTCTATTAAAAAAAAGAAAAAAGATTCTGAATTTTTATAAAAAATGTTTATGTCTATAATGAATATAATTAAACTAAATTAACTGAGTTTTCTTGAGTTTTCTTGACTTTTACTGTAAAAAATATAAAGTATTTAATATTATAATTTTTTTTAATAATAAAATGCTTGAAGTTTTTAATTTTTATTTAAAAAAAATGATATATCATTCAACATAAATAATTTATATAAATATAAATTATATATAAATTATGACAACTACATCTTTAGGTAGCGTTTCAAATAGTGGTTCACGATCTTTTACTAATGCTAAAAGTACTATATCTTTAATAAATTATAATAGAATTATAGGTTCAATGAGTGATTATAAAGTTCCTGGAAAACTTTTAGATTTTAATTTAAAATCTATTCATACAATAAATTTACCTGTAACAAATACTGAAAGTGTGGGTATTTATGGTGGAAGTTATAGAAAAAATATTATTTGGTAATTTTATTTAATATAACCCTCATAAAAATTTTATAATATATAGAATTATTATATATTTAACATAATGGCTAGAACATCACCAGGTGGAGTTTCAAATTCAGGAGCTAAACAATTTAGTAATTGTCAAGGAAGAATTACGTTAGATAATTATAATAGAGTTGTTGCTTCTTCAAATTATACAAATCATGCAAAAAAATTACCTATTAATAAATACCCATATTTACATCCACTATCTGTAAATGAAGTTGTAATAAATTCTCCTTTTTACAATTAATATAAAATTTTTTTTTAAATATATTTATAATAAAAATATATAAATATATATTTATATAATTATTTAATGAATAATTATATAAAAGCATACGAATACGAATCAAATGTAAATCCATTATTGAATCCAATTCCCATTGTAAAAAAACATCCATCAGAATTTGAATATGGAATTTCATTTATAGAATTTAATGGTTTATATAATATAAATTATAAAGCTACAACACCAAATTTATTAGCAAGTTTTATTAAACTTAAATCTAATACAAAATATAATGAATCAAATAATTTAATAAATAATTATATTAATGGTTCTTCACATTTATTTTATATAATTAGTGGAAAATGTGAAATTATTTTACAAAAATATGAAGATTGTTTTCCAAGTGAAAAAGAGGAAATATTTAATTTATCATCAGAAGATTTATTTGTTAGTTCTTTTTATAATTATATATGTATTAAAAATATAGGAACAGAAGAATTAATAATATATTATATTAATGATAGTCCTTTAATAAATTATCTTGGATGTAAACCTAATAAAGAAATATTTAAATCATGTGTTTATTCAAAAGAGTTTATTTATGAAAATTTAATAAAATTATCAAATCCAAATAATAATAGAAAAGGAATATTATTAAGTAATCTAGATACTGAAATTATTGGAACAAATACTATAACACCTGTATTATGGTCACTTTATAATGAATTACCTCCAAATACAAATCAACGTCCACATAAACATAATTCTGTTGCTCTTGATTTATGCATAACTTCAAATGATTCAGAAAATATTTATACATTAGTTGGCAAAGAATTAGATTTAGATGGAAATATTATTGATCCTGTAAAAGTTTATTGGAAAACTTCAGAAATGTTTATAACACCTCCAGATTTATGGCATTCACATCATAATAATAGTAATACTTTTGCTTATATACTCCCAATACAAGATGCAGGATTGTTATTATATCAACGAATTTTAGGTATAAATATTAAATAAAAAATTTTGTATAAATCTATATTATAAAAAAATTAATAAATAAATATTTAAGGTTTGTCTATTGCAGAACATGTAAATTATAATTTTATCTTTTATTTTTAGATATTTTATTTTATAATGATAATATTATATTATTTTTAAATAATATATCAACAAATAAAATAATTTAAAAATAGGTGTTTTAATTTCAAAGATGTAATATTTTTTACATCTTTTAATTTGTTTTCAAAAATTATATAACAAAGTGAATTTATCATTTGTTATTATTTTTTTATTATATGAGTTTTGTAAATAAAATTCAAATGAATCTCTTTCAAAAAAAGGAGATAATATTATGTTGAATTTATTTAATATAATATTTACCTTTGATAATATTACTTTTTTAAACATTAAAAAAGTATATTTATCTAATAAATATGATCTTAATTTTATTTAATTAATGAAAAAAATAAAAAAAAATAATATAATAGCACTAGAATATATGCCCCTGATATACTTTTAAAATCATTTTTTTTAAATATTAAACATATAAACTTATTATTAAATATATCAATTTATTAAATTGATATTTAATAAATATTATCACTTATTTTTTTTTGTTAAATTAAATTAAATAAAATTGATATATATTTAAATTATTTATTTATTAATTAAAAATTAACCGTAAGGGAGTAAAATATTTAAAAATATTAATATTTAAATATTAACATTTAAATTATTTATTAATGCTGAAATATAAACCCAACTCATATAAGTATTTATATTTCTATCT